TTGAAGGTGTTGGTATTAATACTCCACAAGCACAAGCACTTAATACTACTACAACTTTAGGTACTTCAGTATCAAAAACAGTTGTTGGTACAACAATTAATATTAAAGCAACTACTGTTAATACATTATTTGGTACTAATACTTCTTTACAAGCTACATTAACCGTAGAAGGTAGAGATTCAGGAGCCAGATTAACAATCCCAGTAACAGTAACACAAGTATCTTAAAAATATAGAACATGTCATTTAACCGATTAGATCCATCAGATTTTGTAATAAGCACAGATGCTATTTCATCTACTCTTTGGTCAACAAATAACCCAGCATTAGCTGCTGTATTTTCATCTTCTGCTCAAGTAGCAGGTGGAACTGGAAACTTTTATACAAATATATATGATACAGCTACAACCAGTTCTGTTCAATTTGCTATTGCATATGGTAATGCTGATGGTAGTGGTAGTTTAGTTTATAATTTAGCAGTAGATGGATATTCACCAACAAGTACTATTTTTGGTCAATGGCAAGATTTAGTAATTGGGGATGAAAATACTAATTTTACATTTGGTGCAATTACATCTTCTGAATTTTATGCTCTAACTTTTGAAAGAGCAAGATATAAAGATGCTTTATTTTTAGGATCTCTTTCATTAACATTATCTGGCTCAGGAGGTCAAATTACATTAACAGATAATAGTGCTTATGTAACCTCAGTTCAATTTACTGAAGCAGGAAGAGTATTTCAATTAATTACTGGTTCAACAGGAGTTAGAGCAACTATTTCTTCAAGAAATACAGCAGACGGATATTCAGCCAACTCTGGATCATATGGTTGGTTACTCCCAGATATTGGAACTATTTTATTAAATCCAAAAGCATTAGGAGCTCCTGCAGTAAGTGGTGGTATTGCTTTTGCTTACAGTGGTTCAGCAACAGCATCAGCTACTCCTAACGTTAGTCCTAACCAATCTTTATATAGCTCACTTAATTTAGCATTAACAGCAGGTTCAGCAAATGACTTTTATATTAATGCTCAAGAATCTGTTACCTCAGATTTTATATTTGTAAGACCAAGAAGTACAGAATTTAACTACTCAGAAAATCCATCTTTCATTTCAGGATCTACAGGTGAAGTTTTATATCCAAGCTTTATTAGTAATCCTCAAACGTATATTACAACAATAGGTCTTTATAATGATACTAACCAATTATTAGCCGTTGCTAAATTATCAAGACCTTTACCAAAAGATTTTACTAAAGAAGCATTAATTCGCGTTAAGCTAGATTTTTAAAATGAATGGGTGCATACAAACAATTTCTAGCATCAGATGTAATAGTAACCCCCTTTGAGGTTAGTAAAGGATTTTCCTATAAGGGAAATGAATTAACTAGTTCTTATGTTGGTATTGATAGATATCTAGGAACCAATCTTTCAGGCACTCTATTTAATCCTAATACTGATCCTACTACAGGACAAAATGGAATCCAATACCAAAGATTAATTTATAGTTCTATCCAGGAACTATATTATTCAAATTATTTAAGTTCTAGTTATGGTAGTCCTGCTGTTACTCAAAGTTTAGTTCCTGGTAACAATGTTGAAGGGAATGTGTTTGTAGGAGCTACTACCTCAGATGGTAGATATTTTAACTATAATCAAACAACATTAACTTTTGAAAAGTTTTTCCCAACAGGGTCAGGAGCTATAATAGGAGTAATGTCTATTCCTTCAAAACTCTATGGAAATTATATACAACCTGGTTCATTTATTTGGAAAAGCATCAGTGGATCAATTTATGACGATACTCAAGGAAATTTAATTCTTTCTTCTTCAGGAGAAATTTGTGGTCAAATATTTTATCCTCATGGATTAGCAATAATTACAAGTGATAGTAGTCCTGGGTTAGATGGTTATGGATATACAACATATGGTAGTGGTTTATATGGGGTTGGGGCTACTCAAATTATTAATGCTTTTGTTACTTCTTCTAATGTAACTTGTTCATTTTCATCTTCTCTTACAATATATGAAACTCAATATCAATGTACTATAAGAGATAATGAGTATAATTTTACATTAAATCCATCATCAACATCTGGAAGTACATTTATTACTAGCTCAATAGGAACATTTTACACCCCAGGACAATATTTAAATAATAACGTAACCGGTTCTTACTTTAGTCCTTATGTAACAACTGTTGGTTTATATGATGAATATCAAAATTTATTAGCTGTTGGAAAATTATCACAACCGCTTCCTATTTCACCTACAACAGATACTACAATACTTATAAACATAGATAGATAAAATTATGGCAACTTTAAATTCATCAAATATAGTAAATGGAAATGTAGTTCAACCAAATGATCTACTTCAATTATATGATGCTCTAACAGCCGGAGGTGGCACTACAGGAGTATATGATGTTTCCATTAGTGGAAGTTTAACTGGTTCTGCTACAACAGCTACTAATGCTTCAAAATTAAATCCAAGCATAAATGCATCTACTAATGCTAATTACAATGTATTATTTGCTGCAACTTCAAGTGCTGATTATGAAGAAGTTTATAAAGAGAATGGAACTATAATGACTTATAATCCATCTACTAATTTATTAAATGTTACATCATCTCGTGCAGTTACAGCTTCATTTGCTTTAAATGGAGGAGTTGCTAATCAAATTGTCTCTCAAGGATATAGCAATATTGGTGCAGGCCCAATTGATGCAACTTTTAAATTTTATGCTGGTAAAGTAAGAATAATTTCCAATTCAGGAGCAACCGCAAATTTTCCTGGATTAGCAGGTAAAACTTTAGGAACCACTGTTTGGGTAACAGCAACAATAGAAGGAGCAGCATTATCATTTACAAGTGATATTGTAACAATAAGAACTTTATCTGCTTTAGGTTCTCTTACTTTTGAAACAAATTCCGTTCCTGATGGTACTGAAATTCATTATCACGTAATTTACGTTCCTTAATATTTAAAAAATTTATGAAAAATTGGTTATATGAAGGTAAAGAGGTTACCTCAATAGAAGAATTACCTCAAGATAGTTTTGGTTTTATATACGTAACTACTCACATTCCGAGTAACCGTGCATATATTGGAAAAAAAGCGTTATATCACAATATAAAACGCAAATTAACCAAAAAAGAATTAGCGGAGCAAACCGGACCTGGTCGTAAACCTACCTCAAAAGTAATTTCAAAAGAAAGTGATTGGAAAACATATTTTGGTTCTGCTAAACCTGTTCAAGCACTCCTTAAAGAAGGTAAACAAGATGAATTCAAACGTGAAATTCTTAAAGTAGTTAATAACAAAAAATTATTAACTTATTACGAATGTAAGTATCTTTTTATGATGGGAGTTTTAGAATATCCCGAAACTTATTTTAACGACAATATCCTAGGAAAATTTTTTACACGTGACTTTGGAGTAGCAAACGAAGATTAGTACATTATCGCTATGATAAATCAATCTTTAGTTGCACTGACTAATTCTGTGCTTGGTTTTGGTAAACAAACGGCTAGAGGTAACTATGCTTACCATTGTCCGTTATGTAAACATCATAAACCAAAATTAGAGGTTAATATGTCTGAAAATTCTAAAGGTGAAAATCCTTGGCACTGTTGGGTTTGTGATAAAAAAGGTAAAAAACTTTATCAATTATTTAAAGCAGTAGAAGTATCACCTGAAACAATGGCTGAACTAAAAGCTATTGTAAAATATGTTGGACCTGAAACAGATGTTCAAGTAGAAACCAAAGTTACCCTTCCTAAAGAATTTACACCCCTTACCAACATCCAGAAATCTAATATTATGGGAAGACATGCTCTTGCCTATATTAAATCTAGAGGTATTACCGAAGAAGACATTTTAAAGTATGGTATTGGGTATTGTGAAACAGGAAGATATGCTAACATGGTTATTATTCCTTCGTTTGATGAACGAGGAAATATAAACTATTTTACAGGTCGTTCATTTGAAAAAGAACCCTCAGTAAAATATAGAAACCC